GTCTGCGCCAGGATGCGGAGGCGACGTTCGAATATCACCTGCTGAACGGCATTCAGGGCATCGTGAAGGATCCCAAGGACAGCGCCACGGTGATCAACTACTTCACGGAGTTCGGCATCACGCCCGCCACCGAGATCGACTTCGATCTCGACAACGCGACCCCGGGCTCAGGCGCGCTGCGCAAACGCTGCCAGGCGCTGATCGAAAGCGTCGAAGACAGCATGGGCGGGCTGGCGGCCGGGGCCGTGCAGGTCCGCGCTGAATGCGGGTCGGCCTTCTTCGCCGATCTCATCGCCCATAAGGAGGTGCGCGAGACCTATCTCAACACCGCCGCTGCTGCCGATCTGCGCGGCCGAGTTGCTGACGAGGTCAGCTTTGGCGGTATTACCTTCCGTCGCTATCGAGGTGGGGCGGGCTTCGGTGTGCCGACCGATAAGGCCTTCTTCTATCCTGAAGCGGTGGAGGGTCTCTTTGAGATCTACCATGCCCCTGCGGACACTTTCGAGACGGTTAATACTCTGGGACTGCCGCTCTACGCCCGCACGATCCCAGATCGGGACCGCGACGAATGGGTGCGGCTCGAGATCGAGAGCAATCCGCTGCCGATCTGTACTCGCCCACAAGTGCTGCGCTCGGCAAGGCGGACGTGATGTCTGCCTTCGACGCCGCCGTCGACTTGCTGTTCGCCGACCCGAACATCGGGCGCGAGGCGATCTACACCTTCGACGGCGGCGCGCCCATGCTGGTGCGCGTCGTCTCGCGGCAGGCTGATGCAATCAGCGACTTCGGCGATGCCCGGCTCTGGTCGGAAACGACCCGGATTGACCTGCGTGTCGCTGAGGTTCCGGCCCCGCGTCCGGGCGACCGCTTGGAAATCGACGGCGATGCCTTCCTCATTCAGGGCGAGCCCGTTCGTGACCGGGAACGATTGGTCTGGACCGTGGACCTGAGGCCCGCGTGAAACTGAAGCTCGACATCGATCCGGATATCGTGGCGATGATGGCAGCCGAGGTCGCGGCGGGCGAACGTGCGGTGACAGCGGCCATGCGCGAGGCCGGGACCGGACTCAAGACTGCCTGGCGCACACAGATCACTGGCGCGGGGCTTGGGCGGCGGCTCGCCAACTCGATCCGCAACCAGAACTTCCCGAGGTCGGGCGAAAGCCTCGATGCAGCAGCGCTGGTCTGGTCCAAGGCCCCGGTCATCGTCGGTGCCCACGATACCGGCCCACTGATCCGCTCGAAGGATGGGTTCTGGCTGGCGATCCCGCTGCCCGCTGCTGGTAAATCCACGCGCGGCGGCCGGATCACACCCGGTGAGTGGGAGCGGAGACGTGGTCTGCGCCTGCGGTTCGTATACCGTCGGACGGGTCCGAGTCTGCTTGTGGCAGAGGGGCGGCTGAATACGAAGGGTCAGGCGGTGGTGTCACGCGCGAAAACTGGTCGTGGAAAGGTCACCGCGCCGATCTTCCTGCTGGTGCCGCAAGTGAAGCTGCCGAAGCGGCTGGACCTAGCGCGGGATGCCGAGAGGGCGCTCGACAGCGTTCCGGGGCTGATCGTCGCGAATTGGGTGGAGGGGCGACTCAACTAGTCAGAACGTCTCGCAAGCCATTGAATAACCGGATCAATACGTTCAAAGTAGAAACACCAGGTGGGGGCTCGCCCGACCTGGTGCTTTAATCTGGTGTCGACGGCGCGTAGCAATGCCAGTGGGGCCGGTTCGACTGCTCTTGAAGGTATGTACCCCCGCGATGGCCGAGAGTCAAGTTCCATACCCGTACGATGCGGCAACGATCGCTTCACTCAAGGCGTCGCTTTCTGAGCCAAGATTCGCAACTTATCTCACGAAAGCCAGTGGAGATGAGACCTTCGCGTTCGCGCTATATCTTTACAACTCAAGGCTTGCGAAATCGTTCCTGTTTCCGCTGAGCGTGGCAGAGATAACGATGCGTAATGCTGTAGATGGCGTTCTTGTCCAAGAATATGGTGACACGTGGCACAGAAATGACGACTTTCATAATCAGGTGCTTTCTCCAGAAAGTCGAGGTGCTTTGGACAAAGCGATTGATCGCGCACGCTCGCAAGAACGCGGCAAAGTTATAGCGGAACTCACATTCGATTTTTGGTCAAACCTGTTCCGAAAAGAATATGCAGACATTTGGCGGACTAAAGCCAACATCGCGTTTCCAGAATTGGCTCGGGGTGAAGGCCGCCGTGAAATTCAGACGCTTGTGAGGGAAATTAACCGTTTGAGAAATCGGGTCGCGCACCATGAACCAATATTGGACATGAACGTTCCCGATCTTCACTCGAAAATGATCAAGCTCGTAAACCTTCGGTGTCCAGTCACGTCGGACTGGATGCGACACCATTCAACTGTCAGCATAGTAATGCGATCACGCCCTAATCTTGCAGGAACTGCTCCTCTTAACTTGGAAAGTCGATCAGACCCAAGGTTCCTGGCAGTCGAACGAACGTCCACCTTGGTGGAAATCATCAATGAGGAGGGCCAAAGTTGCACAGCATTCTTGTGCATAGAGAACGGACAAGTGGCTGGGGCTTTCACCCATCATCAGCTAGCATTGTATGTTTCCAAGCGTGCTGTTGAGCTTGAAGGAATGATTGATCTCAATGACCATACAGTTGCCGACGTCTTGAACGATCCCAGCATCGGCGATGGTTGCCGACCACTTTCGGCAAAAACATCGTTTTTTGACGCGGTAAAGGTTCTGAAGGAACCGAAGACACGAGTGGTCGTTGCAGTCGATCCAGATACGGAATTACCCGTAGGTGTTATTTTGCGAGCCCACCGTCGTTATTGAGCGAAGTGGGCGATCAAGTACGTTTTAATGGGAAAACAGATGCTCACACCCCGCGAAACCATCCTCACCGCACTGCATGCGCGGCTATCGGCGCTGCCCGCCGCCGCACTTCGCGGTGAAGTACTGCCGGAGCGCATTCCGGCTGATGGACTGTTGATCCTGCGCGACGGCGAGCCGGGCGACCCGGATATGACGCTCTCACCGCTGCGCTACCACTACCAACACCGCGCCGAGATCGAGGCTGTCGTTCAGGGCACCGACCGTGACGCCGCCTTCGATACGCTGACCGCCAGCGTTGGCGCGGCGATTACCGCCGACCGCACGCTGGGGGGTCTTTGCGACTGGGTCGAGGCGGAAGCGCCGCGCCCGGTCGATCTGCCCGTCGAGGGCGCGGCCAGCCTGAAGGCGGCCGTCATTCCGGTTGTGCTGCACTATTCCACGGCCGACCAGCTGGCCTGATCATCCGGCTAGGTGGCTTTTGAATATGATTGGGATCTGCACTTTCCCTCAATCTGCGCTCCGCTCTCGATGCTCAGGCTCTCATAGGTGATTTCGCCGGTCACCCGCGCGCTTGTATGTAACCTGACCTTGCCACCCGTAACTTGGCCGTTGAAACGTCCCTTTATGTTGATGCTGGCTGCATGGATTTCGCCTTCGACTTCGCCTGCCTCCTCGATGACGATCGAGGAGGCTTCCACACGCCCCTTTACGTAACCGGGCAATTCGACGGTGCCGGGAAAATACAGCTCGCCCGTGATGCGCGAGCCTGAGCCGAGATGCGAGCGGCCACCGGCCTCAGAGTAGTTTTGATCTGCCATTCAATCTCGCCCTTTTGAGTTCTAGCCCATCTCGGGCTCATCCGCTTCAATATACAGGAGAATCCTTCATGGCACGAGCTCAAGGCGCGCGGGCGCAGATGGCGCTTGCGTTTGAGACGACCTATGGAACGCCCCCGGTGGGTGGCTTCACGAAAATGCCTTTCGCCAGCACGTCGCTCGGCGCGGAGCAGCCGCTGCTGAACTCGGAATTGCTGGGCTACGGCCGGGATCCGCTGGCGCCAATCAAGGATGCGGTGACGGCGGACGGGGATGTCGTCGTGCCGCTGGACGCCGAGGCCTTCGGGTTCTGGCTGAAGGCGAGTTTTGGCGATCCGATCACTACCGGTACCGGCCCCTGGACGCATGAGTTTCAGTCGGGATCCTGGACGCTGCCGAGCATGTCGATCGAGACCGGCATGCCCGAGGTGCCGCGCTTCGCAATGTACTCGGGCTGCGTACTCGACCAGATCAACTGGCAAATGCAGCGCTCGGGTCTGCTGACCGCGACGGCACGACTAGTGGCGCAGGGCGAGACCGTGGGCACGACGACCAGCGCAGGCACGCCTGCCGCGCTGGAACTGAAGCGCTTCGGCCATTTCAACGGGGCGATCACGCGGAACGGCTCAGCCCTCGGCAATGTGGTTTCAGCCGACATCACCTATGCCAACAACCTCGACCGGATCGAAACCATCCGCTCGGACGGCCGCATCGACGGCGCGGACCCGTCCATTGCGGCTCTGACCGGCTCAATCGAGGTCCGGTTCTCCGACCAGACGCTGGTGACACAGGCGATCAATGGCGATCCATGCGAGTTGGAGTTCGCCTATGTGCTGCCCTCTGGCGAGAGCTTCACCTTCACCGTGCACGCCGTCTACCTGCCGCGCCCCCGGATCGAGATTTCCGGGCCGCAGGGCGTGCAGGCGACCTTCGATTGGCAGGCCGCCCGCGACAGCACCGTCGGCCGGATGTGCACCGCCACCCTCGTGAATGATGTGGAGATTTACTGATGCTGACGCTCGATCTGACGAATGCACCCCGCTGGCACGACCTCGCGCCGGGCGTCCGGGTGCAGCTGCG